TTATATTATGTGACACTGGCCCCCCCAGGGGGTGTGAGGGGTGCGTGTTCTATGTGCATATCAACTCTAAAATATCCGGCATAAATTATTGATTTCACGGCTCTTTTTATTTCTGCCATAATAAATATTAAAATAATACAAAATGTAATGAACTTTATTGAATATACGTTGTCATGGTATACATATAGGGAGATATACCAGTATGGAGACGACAGAAGGTATCCTATAAATATAGGTATCCTATAAATATAGTCGAGTGATATACCTGTTGGTGATATTACAGATAATGGTTAAGCCACCCAATGAGAGGGGGGTGGAAGAGAGTGACCGCATCACTCTTATGAAGCTACTACATATAGCGACGTCATGCCGAAAGGTACTAGGGCCGGCCACCCTGCATTTTATAGAGCGGTGCGAAAAGGGCAAGTAGAGGAAGAGTAGAACCTGCAAGATGAAGGGAGGGTGACTACTAATGTGTGCTAAAGTGGATCTAACGCCTTGGTGGCGCTGATCTCTGGGTCGTACATATAAGATATTCTTAATCATTATTATCAGCGGAGCATAGATTCATAGACTGTGAGGAGGATGGGGCATAGTCTATTATCTATTGTGTATAATATAGTTGGTGTTACTATTATTGTATGTATTAAATGTAGTACTTAGGTACTACTAATAATGTATATGCTAGTCTTAATAACTACTATATTATATATGATAGAGCTAAACCCCTCTCATAGAATAACTACGTCTAAAATTTGACATAAGGAATATAATGACCAAGATTAAGGAACCAGTGTTCCATGATTCAGTAGGAAGATATGTTTGTGCAGGTCTCTTCTTAGAGATGCAAGATACGAACAACTATGCGATATACACGAGTAAGAGACGTGACGTAGAACAAGATGGTGTATTATACCCTTCTCTATATCGTATATATATGAACTATGACCACACTCCTGGATTTGAGTATGACTTCGCTAATGACTACTTAGATGGCTGGACGCATTGGTTAAAACTATGTGAAGTGGCGCAATGTCAGAAGATGGTTAAGAGTTGGAGAGATGAGTTAGAGATTAAGATTAAGAGTAGTAATCTTAAACAGATTATATCCGCAACATTTAGTGAGAACCCTAATATAGCATTTAACGCTAACAAGTGGTTAGCGGATAAAGGGTGGAAGGATAAAGAGACGAAAGGTAGACCAACTAAAGCTATGATTGAACGAGAGGCTAAAATCTCTGCTGGTGTTCAGGATGAGGTGGCAGATGATTTACAAAGAATACGTGTTATAAAATAATACACAAACATTATAAAAAGGATAGATATGGCAGTAGTCTTTGGTACAGGTAATACGTCAGTACATTATAATGGTGGAGATGATCCAGAGTACACTTTGCCTGATGCTGACTGGGCTTGGATGATGGCAGTCCGCAGTGATATACTATCATCTGGATTTCAGTATGTTTTATCAACTAATCAATTTGTTAAAGTACCGGGCATTAATGTATTCTTTAATTCTCCCGGAGATAGCACAATGGGAGTATATGGTAATTCACCACCCCAATCTGCAAATGACCCTCCACTATTAGGACAATGGCGTATCTTGTACCTGACTAGGAGAAGTGGTAATGTGTACGTAGGAAGCACTACAATAGGCCCAGTACCTTCATCCTATGAAACTCTAGTTGCTAATGTAGCTGGCACAACTTCAAATGGCTTAGGACTTATATTTGGTGGGCGCTATGATTTAGATGTAGCTAGATTCTTTAGAGGGAGTGCATCGTGGTTGACACTAGTTAAAGGTAGTGGAATCACATCTCCTGAGGTGGCTAATATAGCTAAAGGACAAGATAGGTTATTATCTTCTAGTGTGGCACCAAATATTGCATTATTGTGGGAGTTTACAGATCACACGGCTGCTACTGTAATAGATAGCATTAATGGTAAAGTACTGACCAGAGTGGGAACTATGGCTGGTACCACAACAGATCCCCTTATACTTACACCTTCAGTAGGTATTGTCAGTATTTTCGAGAATGATAAAGCAAGACAGTATTTATCATCTAATGGTTACGCTAACTACTGGACATACAATGATGCATTATTGGCGTTCTTAAGAGATTACCATTCTACAACAGTTGGAACCCTACCTGATTTGTTATCATCTTACATTAAGATGAATGGTACGTATTTCCCTTAACGAGAGGATAAAATGAGTTTAATTAATGCAATACAACACTTAACTGAGTCAGAGTTCTCAGAAGGAGGATTATAAAATTCCATACATGAAAAAAGTAGATGGAAAATCTGTTCGGGATTACAAAGCAGAACGGGATTGGGAGGTTAGAAATGGAGATAAGAGAGGTAAAGAACGTGCCCTTAGAGGAAAAGCCCGCCGTGAAATGGGTTTAAAGGTTGGGGATCCACGACAAGTTGATCATAAGAAAGAGTTATCTAAAGGAGGGAGTAATTCTAAGAGTAATCTTAGGGTTACTTCTGCCAAGGTTAATGCCGATAAAGAGGTTATCAGAAAGAAGAGTGTTGCTAAAAAGGTGAAGACATGAATGTTATAGACCAACTAATTCGTGAAGAGGGTGAAGTATTACATGCCTATGAAGATCATTTAGGTTATCTAACTATTGGTGTTGGTATTCTTATTGATAAGCGCAAAGGTGGAGGAATTACCAAAGAAGAAAGTAGATTCCTTCTTCTTAACCGAGTAAAGGGTGTTGTCGAGGGTATACGTAAGCACCTATCATGGTTTGATTCTATAGGAAATGAACCTCGTAAAGCTGTACTAATCGGCATGGCCTTCCAGATGGGCTTAAATGGCCTCCTAGGCTTTAAAAACACTTTGGAGATGATAAGGGTAGGGGATTACGATAAAGCTGCTGTAGGCATGTTAAATAGCCTCTGGGCACGTCAGACTCCTGCAAGGGCTAAACGCATGGCTAAACAAATGGAGACTGGGGAATGGGTTTCTTAAGATGGATTGACACGCAGTTTAAAGAGTTTAAGATGTTCCGTAGATTGATCATAGTGTATTGTGGATGGTTAGTCTACTTTGTAACTGATTGGTCAGTAAAGTTTGCAATGACTACACAACTATCAGGTACAGATATAGCAATAGTTATTGCAGCTATTCAAGTTCCAGTAACCCTTCTATTAGGACACTTACTAAAACTATACAACTCTAATACGGATTTAAAATGATACTATCATATGCTATGGCAGGATTCACAGCTCTAACAATTGCACTATCTGGCACTGCTCTGGTGTATAAATGGGAGTATGAGAAAGAGAGAGATTATCGCATATATGCTGAACACCAAGCCAAAGAAGCGGATAAACGTAATAAATACATAGAGAAACGTTCTAACTTAGTAATTAAGGATATAAATGAAAGATATAAAGAAAAAATTACCACTCTTACTAATACTATTGACAGGGTGCGCGAGCAATCCCGTGTTAGTATCTTGTCCAAAGTTCCCAGAAGCACCGATAAGGCAGACAGAGTCTGTTTCAATAGAGATACCCTTGATAGATCGTTACAAGAGTATAGAGATAGAATTGTTAAACTCATTGGAGAAGGCAGCTATTACCAATTAGACCGCCATACATGGGAAAGTTGGTATTCGCACCAAAGTAGTATTTATGGCAAAGACTGATAAAGAATTAATACGAGAGGCGGCTGAATCAGATTTAATGACTTTTATTAGATTAGTCGCCCCTTATATGCACTTAGGTAGTATCCATGATGAATTAGCATCATGGTCTACCTCTTCTAAGCAGAGAAAGAATAAGTTGATACTTCTTCCTCGAGGTCATTTAAAAGCATTGAGTGTAGATGCTGATGTATTGACCCCAGAGGGGTGGGTAAAAAATGGAGATATTAAACAAGGAGATTATGTAATAGGTAGAGATGGCCTTCCAACTAAAGTAGTGGTAGCACACCCTATAGAAAAGATGGGATTATACCAAGTTACTACTAGAGATGGTAGGAAAGTATTATGTAATGAGGAACACTTGTGGACTGTACAGATTCCAAGTAATACTGGAGATATAGAGGTTACTAAGACTACCAGAGAACTTCTAAGTATGTACAAAACACATAGACTTGACAAACGTAGTAACAAGGAATACACAGAGTATAGATGTTTTATACCTAACTGTGAACCAGTAGAGTTTTCTAAGAAGGATTTAGTTGTTGATCCATATACCTTAGGTTTCTGGTTGGGTGATGGTGATAAAAAAGCTGGTTGTATAACAACACAAGATACTGAAGTACTTAACTATATTCCATACGAGAACAAGTGTTATGGTAACTATAAGTATGGATTGTATAAACTTATGGTAGGACTAAGATCTATAGGTGTACTATGTAACAAACATATACCTAATGATTACATGTTTGGAAATATAACACAACGTAAAGCATTACTAGCTGGTTTGATGGATTCAGATGGTACAGTGCAAGCAGATGGAATGCCAGTATTTACTAACACTGATTATTCTTTAGTGTTACAAGTAGCAGACCTAGTTAGAAGTTTAGGAGGAACAGCTCAGATCAATTGTCACACATCTAAAGGATTTGGTCTTGAAGTTGCTTCATATGCAGTTAGTGTTAAGGTTGGGTTTAATCCTTTCAAGTTGTTACGTAAGAGGAGCAAATGTTCTAACTATGTTGCTAAGAGCCGTAATGCTATTGTAGATATTACATACAGGCAGGATGGGTTGGCTAGATGCATAACGGTTGAAAATGAAGATGGACTATTCTTAACTAATAACTACCTTCTTACTCACAATAGCCGCATGGTAGCTTACTTAGCTGCATGGTGGATAACTAGGAATCCTGCTGAAACTCTTCTATATGTATCATCTACTTCAGCTCTAGCTGAGTTACAACTACATTCTATTAAAGGAATATTCGAGTCTAAAATCTATCGCAGGTATTGGCCTGAGATGATTAACGAGGATGAAGGGAAAAGGGAGAAATGGAATGCATCTGAAATAATTGTAGATCACCCTACTAGAGCATCTGAAGGTACTAGAGATCCTACAATCAAGGCTATTGGTCTTACTGGTGGTACTACAGGGTTCCATGCTACTAAGGTTATCCTAGATGACTTGGTTGAACCACGTAATGCTTACACTAATGATGGTAGAGAGAAGGTAGCAATGCTCTATTCTCAGTTAGCATCTATTGAAGAACCTGATGCTGAAGAAGTTGTTGTTGGTACTAGATACCACCCACAAGACTTGTATAACACTCTTATCAATATGAATGAGGTTGTATATGATGAGAATGGGGATGAAGTGGAAGAGAAGGTTTATGATGTGTTTGAACGGGTTGTAGAAACTGATGGCGAGTTCTTATGGCCTAGAAGTAGTCGTAGAGATGGTAAATCCTTTGGGTTTGATCAACCTACACTAGCTCGTATTAAGGCTAAATACCAAGATATATCACACTTTACTTCACAGTACTACAATGATCCTAATAAGAGTGAGAATGGTGTTCTAACACAGAACAACTTCCAGTATTACGATAAGAAGTTTTTAACCTGTACTGATGACACATGGTATTTCAATGGAAATAAGTTAGCATTGTCTGCCGCAATGGACTTTGCCTTCTCCCAGAGTAAAAGGGCGGATAGTACAGCTATTGTCGTAGTTGGTATAGACTCATCATCTAATATATATGTATTAGATATCCTAAGGTTCAAGACAGATAGAATATCTGAGTACTTCAAGAACATGCTTGAAATCTATGGTAAGTGGTCTGTTCGTAGGTGGAGGTGTGAGGTTACTATCGCACAACAAGCTATTGTACGTGAACTTAAAGAGCAGTATATCAAACCACAAGGGTTACCAATAACTATTGATGAATACAGACCATCAAGGAATGAAGGAGATAAAGCTGAACGAATTGAAGCTGTGTTAGGTCATAGATATGAGAACAGAACTATCTGGCATTATAAGGGTGGGAATACTCAACTTCTTGAAGAAGAGTTGGTGTTAAGGAACCCTCCGCATGACGATATCAAGGAAAGTCTATCTAATGCTGTTGCGATAGCAAAGGCTCCATCTGCTAGAGCACACAGTAATACTGTAAGTACAAATGTAGTTAAATTTTCGAGGTTTGGGGGAATATGAGTAAAACACTTCAGTTGGATGAGTTGGTATCTGGTGATAATCTAGCATACAAACTTATGCATGTATATTCTAAGTGGCGCATACAACGTGCACCTTGGGAAACAGAACAGAAAGAGATACGTAATTATCTGTTTGCTACAGATACTAGTACAACAACTAATAATTCACTACCATGGCGTAATTCTACCACACTACCTAAGTTAGCACAAATCAGAGATAATCTACATGCAGCCTACTTAGACGCTGTATTCCCTAATGATGATTGGCTAGTATGGGAAGGGGATGACCAAGAGAGTGTGACTAAAGAGAAACGACGAATCATCGAGATGTACGTCAAGAATAAGGCTAAACAATCTGGTCTCAGGGAGACAATATCAAAACTGCTATATGATTATATAGACTATGGTATTGTTCTTGGTGAAGTGGTATTTGTTACAGAGAAGCATAAAGACGTTGAGACAGATGAGGATGTTACTACATACACCGGGCCTAAGTTAGAAAGAATATCCCCCTGGGATCATTACTTTAACCCAACAGCATCTACTTATGACAAGACACCTAAGTTTACTAGATACCTCAAGAATGTTGGAGACCTCAAGAAAGACTTAGAAACACGCCCTGATCTTAAGTTTGATAAAGAAGGATTTAAGAAAGTACGTGAGATACGAAGTACAGTATCTACATTCAAGTTAGAAGATTGGAACAAAGCAGATGGTTATTTTGCTGATGGTTTTGGTAGTCTGAACGAATATTATGGTAGTGGGTTGGTTGAAATCATTGAATTTGAAGGAGATATATATGATGAGAAAACAGATACACTCCATGAGAATCGTATTGTAACCATAGCAGATGGTAGGTATATTCTTAGAAACATAGCCAATCCCAACTGGTTTGGTAAGACTAATAAAACTATGGTCACTTGGCGTGAACGCCCAGATAATCTATATGGTATGTCTCCTCTGGCTAATTTGGTTGGTATGCAATATCGGTTGGATCATTTAGAGAATACCAAAGCTGACGCTTTAGATCAAACTATTATGCCCCCTAAGAAGATATTCGGACAAGTAGATCCATTCAGTTGGGGGCCAAATGAGAATATATACATACCGGGTGGACAAAGTGAAGGGGATGTAGTACCAATGCCTCCTAATCCAGCAGCCTTCCAAGTTAACAACGAGATTGGCTTCTTAATGGAAATGATGGAAGAAATGGCAGGTGCTCCTAAACAAGCTATGGGTATTCGTACACCGGGGGAGAAAACAGCATTTGAAGTACAGACATTGGAGAATAATGCTGGTAGGAATTTCATGTCTAAAACTAATAAGTTTGAGATACAATTCTTAGAGCCAGTGTTGAATCTTATGTTGGAGGCAGCCAAACGTAATATATCAGTGTCAGATACACTTAAAGTAGTTGATGATGATTTTGGTGCAGCAACATTCGTGCAGATCACTAAGGAGGACATTACAGCAATTGGTAAACTTCGCCCTGTTGGCAGTCGTCACTTTGCAGCTAGAGCACAATTGATTCAAAACATGACTCAATTATTCAATAGTCCATTAGGTGAATTCATTAAACCTGACTTGTCTCGTAAGCAATTGACTAAAATGGTAGAGGAAACAATGGGATTGACGAAGTACAAACTCTTTAAAGATAACATTGCTGTTACTGAAACTGCTGAAACACAGAGGTTGGTACAACAAGCTAGTATGGATCTACAAGCAGAGGCAGGAGCACAAACACAACAAGAGGAGATTTAATACATATATTTACAAATATATTGAACCTTTACATATAAATGTTGTCAAGTTAACTATATGCCAAAACATTAACATGAGATATTAAAGGTAGTGAGAAACTTAAAAGATAAACCAATACATGAATACTCTTCTATTGAAGTAGCATCTATTATAACAGAGTATTTGTGTAGTGTCAAGGAGAGTGTTCAAAAAGATAATATATCTGACGAAGATTTCAATTCGCCTAGTTGGGCGCTCAAACAAGCCTATAACAATGGGTCAATCAAGTGTATTGATCGTTTATTAAATTTTATACCAAAGAATACTAATGACAAATAACATTTTTGATTCTGACAATGAATCAAGTAAAGCTGAAGTTACTCAGGTAGCTGAAGCACAACCACAAAAGACAACTGCTCCTACTACCGTAGAGTATGAGTTTATTGGGGAAGGTAAGAAGTACAAATCTGTTGAAGAGGCCCTTAAATCTGTACCACATGCTCAAGAGCACATTAGAACGCTTGAACAGCAGTTGGCAGAGCTTAGAGCAAAAGATGCAGAGAATATGGCTGAGTTACAGAGACGTAGAACAGCTGAAGAACTTCTTACCGAGATGAACAAAGGGGAACGAAACGATGTGGTTACCCCCACGGCTGTAGAGGCAGACCCTGAAGTTTTATCGCAATTAGTAGAACGGGTACTAGAGAAGAAACAGACTGAATCCGTAGCAAAGAATAATGCTCAATCAGTAGTTACTAAACTTAAAGAGGTGTATGGTGACAAAGCTCGTGAAGCTTATATATCACTAGCATCTTCTAATGGAATGAGTATTGAATTTTTGGATAAATTAGCTATGACTTCACCTAATGCTCTTCTGAAGTTAGCTGGTGTTGGTGATGTTAAACAATCATCTGGGAAGATTTCCAGTGACGTTCAAACAACAGCAATACAAAGCAACCCAGAAACAGTATCTTCACGTGTACCAGCATTTGCAACGTCAAAACAGATGGCAGCAGCTATGGCTGCGGCTAGACAAGATGTTCTTAAACGATTAAACTAATAAGGTTATATAATGAGTCAAAATACATTAAACACAACTGCTTTTATTGAAGCACAGATCTACAGCAAGTTTATCATTGATAACTTGGAACCAGTCCTTCTTCCTGAAATCTTCTATCGTGATGTTACGGATTTCGCGAAAGGCACTGTATTAAATATCAAAACAGTGGGTGATGTTGTACTGCAAGAAGCAGATGAATTTCAACCTCTGAACTACAACCCAATTGACACAGGAAGCATTACACTGTCTATCAGTGATTATGTTGGTGATGCTTGGAGTGTTACCGATGACCTTCGTTTGGAAGGGAGTCAAATTGACCAATTAATGTCAATGCGTGGTATGCAATCCACTCGTGCTCTTGCACAACATCATGAATCTCGTTTCTTGGCTACTGCTGCTACTTCACAAACCAATGCCAATGTAAACTTGGTAAACGGTGTTCCTCATCGTTGGGTTGCTGGTGGTGCGGCTGCTACGAACCGGATTATGACTTATGGCGATTTGAATGCAATGCAATTCGCATTTGATGAAGCTGAAGCTCCTGCTGAAGGACGCATAGCAATTGTTCCTCCTGCTGTTGGTGCAACCTTAGCTGGTTTGGCTAACATCACTGGTACCCTTTCACCTAACCCTATGATGATGAAAGTTTTGGAAACAGGCTTTGCCCGTAACCATAAATTCATCATGAACCTGTATGGATGGGATATTTGGACTAGCACACGTCTGCCACGTAAAACCACTACAGAAGCTCTGGATGCTAGTGCATACAATCTGGCTAATGATGTTGCTGAAGTTGGTGATATAGCTTCTATCTTCATGTGTATTGCTGATGATAATACTAAACCTATTATGCATGCATGGCGTAAACAACCTTCAGTAGAAGGATGGCATGATCATGAAAGCCGTACAGATCGTTTCCAAACATTGAGTAAATTTGGTTTTGGTGCACAACGGAATGACACACTGGGTGTTATCTGGACTACACCACAAAGAGGAGTGTAATAAATCATGACTATTGAAATTCAAAAAATCCGTAATGTTGCTAAGAACTACGGTGTTCGTGTTACCAACTTAGAATATGGTGCTGATTCCCATCGTGTAGCATCGATCCACACTGCCGTTTGGACTATGGATTATAACAATCTTCCTGCTCCGGGTGTTAACAACCTTCAACAAGTCATCCCTGCTGGTAGCACTATTGTACGTGCTCTTCTGCGTGTTGTTAC